GATGTAGTAGAAAAACGGGATGAAGCCCAAGAAACATTACTTCTATATAAAATAGGTGAAAACTATCTTACAATGGAAGAAATGGGAGCAGGATGGAGTAATACTATGTTTACAAAGGCTGACCTCATGCCCCATCATATCCGCATTACCGACATCAAGATAGAACGGTTGCAGAACATATCCGATGAAGATTGCTTTAAGGAAGGAATTTTTAAATGGGATGCTGGACAAAAGGATATTCCTTTTTATTCATTCCATTACGCAGATATACCCGACTACAATGATCCTCGTGACGCATTCGCAGAACTGATAGATAAAGTCTCCGGCAAAGGTACATGGGAATCCAATCCCTATGTATTTGTTTACGAATTTGAATTAGTTCATTAACCATGAATAGAAAAGAATACCAGGAACACTGCAAGCATTACAGCCCCTACAGTGGGCAGTGCTACAAAAAGTCATTCATATCGAGTATGGCAAGTAATATGTATGTGAACATACGGTGTGACGGGAAATGCCCCCGTATGAGTAATTACGACAAGAGAAACGGAATATTAACTGATAAAGAAAGAACAGATGAATCTAAATGAACTGCGCGACCGCGCCTATAAAACCGCTTGCGACCACGGTTTCCACGATGAAGAATTGAGTAACGAACATTGCCTTTGCCTTGTAATATCCGAGCTTATGGAAGCTGTGGAAGCGGATAGAAAGGGAAGATTAGGAAAGAAATGTAAATCACGTTTTGAAATGGACTATAATCGCTATCCTGCATTAGTGGAAGAAGAAAAGCGATTTAAGTGTTCCTTTGAAAAAAATGTAAAAGATACACTTCCAGACGAACTAAGCGATGCGGTTATACGCCTGCTTGATTTGGCTGGATTAAGAAATATATCCATTGATGATTTTCCTGAAGAAGCGATATATGGTGCATCCGAAAGTTGCGTAGGTGAAACATTTACTGAAAGCATATACGCCATATCCACATTGCCAATTCGTTATTTTTATGAATATAATTATTCTTTTGAAAGTCAGATAGGTCATATGTTATTATCAATCTTCGGGCTTGCCAAGCATATGAACATAGACCTTATATGGCATGTGGAGCAGAAGATGAGATACAATGAACTAAGACCTAAGTTGAACGGAAAAAGATATTGATTATGAAAACAATTATATTTACAATCATATGTATTATCGCCCTATTATGGGTTGGAGATTTCACAATTACATTTAAGCCGTTTTCTATATCACTTCCCGGTTGGTATAAGCCTGTAGGTATCATCCTGTTTGTGTTGGCAATGGCGGTATATAACATTGGAGAATACGCTAAAGGGTATAAGCATGGTTTCGATGATGGGATAAAAAAATGTGTTGAAATACTTAAAAAGAAAAATCCATGAGCAAACTATATAAAGTAACCATTTTCGGGGAATCATTCCTAATCGGGTGGTTCCCTTTCTCTTCACACTGGTATAACAAGCTAAAGATAATCAAATGATAGTACGTCATTTTATAAAAGTTCCGGTCCAAGAGTAGCACTTAGTACTATTTCCGACAACCATGCAGATGTCGTGTTTCTGTATCAGAATTATGGGGATTTCAGCGGGGATATAGAGTATCTTTATACCGAAATCGTAAATCGGTTAAGAATCAAAGGGCTAATCAATTAATGAGCCGGGGCTTAGTGCTCCGGCTTAATTTTTGTTTGGATTTGTTTTGCGATGGATTGCGTATCAGTTATTAAGGATTTAAGTTCTTCATTAGTTATATTGATATAACCTCCATCTTTTTTTCTACCATTTCTATGTGCTAATAAATTCCTATAATAGAAGTGTTTTTTCATTTTCCCATTTGTGTCGATTATAGAAACTTTAAATAATTCTTTGAGTATATCTTTTATAGTATCAATGTTACTATAAGATGTCCTCATTACATATTCTATGACCTTTTGCTCCCATTGGGCAACAAGATTGTCTTCTTTTAATTTAGTCATTTCATCTTTTTTCTTGCATGGAGGAATTGAATTGAAAAAATTATTGAAACTTTCTTCGTCTTGGATTATTTTGGTTAAAATAATGTCACAAATAAATGTATCTAATGATGTAATGATATTAATATATGACAATTTATTGATGATATTTTGTTTTTGTTCGTCCAATCCTTTGATGTTAATTACACTTTGGATTTCATCAATTCTTTGCTTAAAATCATTATATGATCCGATAAAGTCTTTTTGGAAAAAATAAGCAAATGTATGTTGTGTTGTAAAGAATGTTTTTGCGTAATATTCATTAAAAATAGATTGGGGATGCTCATTGCTAATTTCAAGGTAAGGCTCTCCTGTTTCAGTTATAGTATTGGGTTCTATAATTTCAGAATTTTCAGGAGGGAGATCGTATGATGCCCCTGCATTCTTATATGCAAAAAATGGAGTCGTTATTAAGATTCCTCCATTGACATAAATCCTTTTTCCCATATGTTTTATTCTCCTTTCTTTATTTATAGTATTCTTTCCCTCGTATATTCTTATGTTCCGGCATACGTGGTTCTCCGTCAAAATGGATTTTACCTCCACAATGAGGGCAGATGATAGTGTCTGAATCATTCCTAAATAAGTCAGGAATTTCCACCTCTAAAGCGTCAGCTATATCAGCAAGCCTATCAACGCTGAATTTATTTCTTGCTATAGCTTGCGAAAAAGATACAGGCTGTATTCCCAATTTATCAGCCAATTGAGCTTGTGTAATGCCTCTCTCTTTACACAACTCTTTAATTCTTAATTCTGTATTTGCCATAAATTATGATTTTTGATGCAAAGATATATAATATAGTATATATGCGAAAGAAAAGTTTGATAATTATTTGTTTTAGCTATATTTTATGTGAATGAATATAAATTTAGTGTCTATGCTATATAAAATGTATTAAATATAGTATATATACATAATTTGCATTTGCTTATTTCGTATATATACTATACCTTTGCATCATCAGAAACGAAGTAATAACAATTAAAACATATAAGATATGAAAGCAACAGAATTTAAGAAAGGTCACTCAGTAGTCGTAACTACTAAAAATGGTAAGGTAGAAGGTACTATTTCAGGTGTTGATATGAATGTTTGCACTTTTGAAGTTGAATACTCTGTGGATTACCTAAAAGAGGGCAAAACATGGACTATGATTTGTGTGCCTGCAAGAGCGATAGAATTAGCATAAGTTTAATCAGCAGGGCGAAAGCCCTGCGCAATATAGAAGATTATGAAGCGATATTATTTTGAACTGTTAGATGATGATTATAATGATTTGGGTGCATTGATACCGGACGGCAGTAGTAAGAAAACCGCTGTTAATCGTGCGAAAAGATGGATGGTTGATAACAATATTCAGTCTGCCCAATTAAGCGTAAATAGCATGATTACTGACAATATTTTGGATATAATAAGCATAGAAATAGCATAAGTTCTAATCCGGTAGCCTTTGGGCTACCACAATACACACGATTATGGAAGCGGATTTAGTTTTAGTTATCAGCCCCGAAGCCCCACTGATGAAGCAATTGGGCAAAGTATTGGGTAAGCTATGTACACCATACGACTTTTCTACCATAGAGAGAGGCGAGAAGTATGTCACGATACGGCATGATGAAACTGGGCTTGTAGTGGCTTATACGAGTGAAGAAAGATTGAATGTGAAACATTAAATATAGATTATTATGGGTGAAATAGCAGATAGTTTAATTAGTGGTGAATTTGATTGCATCACAGGTGAATATTTAGGTGAAGAGGTTGGCTATCCAAGAACTTATGTACATGAGGCGCGTGGGTATGTACCATCTTTTGGAAAGAAACCATCAAGCAAGGCGAATGTATGTATTACCAACATATGCAAAGATAGAGGCTTCGACAACCGCCAAAAGATAGAGTTGGTTGCCAAGTTCTTGCACGGTAAGGGCTATGAGCAGCTACCTAAATTAGGGCGGCAATACAAGATAATATTCAATGAATATAAGTCTGAGTTTAAAAGATTTTTAGTTGAACAAGTAAAACAAAGAAGCAATGAATAATATATTCACAATATGCTATTCAGAAGAAGAAGCAAATGAAATAGGCCACTTCATAATGAGTAAAGATTATGAGGGTGTCCAGAATGATAGTTACAGATATTGCCGTGAATCAATTTGGTGGGCTTTCAAACAAGCTAAAAGGCATCATTTAAATTGCATCTACGTTGGCGTTGCAGGTTGCCAAATGACTGTATCAAAATCAAAGCGAGGTCTTAGACGAAACGGTCTTAAATACATAGAGAAAAGGCGAATGTTTTACAAATTACTAAGTAAGTATTGATAAATGATTATGAACTCAATTAACGACGAAAGAGGTTGCAGCGTATGCCAACCCGGTAAAGAGAATTACACTACCTACACAACAAAGTTAGGCAGAAAGAGAGTGAGAATGTACCAGTACGATTACCGTACTGAAAGTGGTGAACTCTTTGCTTGTTGTGCGCCTACCTTAGAGGCGTGTAGAGAAAGACGGGATAAATGGTTGGACGCTAAAAATAAATCAGTATGTTGACAATAGAAATACCAAAATCAAATAGAAGAAAATCCGAGGAAGACGCACTTGTATCTTTCATCCTCTCGGAAATCAAAGAGAAAGGTGAATGTGTTTACTTTCATTATGGCGTAGGATGGGGAAATAACTGGCCTCATTGTTGGGCAAAAAATACTGGAAGTGACGCTAAGGACAGACACCAAATTTCGGAGTTGGCGCACGATAATGTCATAAGAGCATTTATAAACAAGGGCTATTCTGTCGAGTATAGAAGTGAAATAGCCGCCGGAAGATATGTGATTATCAGAGGATAGCTACAATGGAAATGAAAACGAAAACAAGTAAAGTCACGTTTCTACTCCGTTCCAAAAATCTGCAAAAAGCATTATCTATCTTTCCCACTTTTCATATTAACGTTCATCAAAGAAGAATGCAAGACTTTACAGGTTACCAGTGAAATACTTTCCTGTAATTCTTTATCTTACCAGCAATTCGGCATTGATATCAACAAAGGAATTATAACACACATAACAAAGTATTGACAAGCCGTGTCAGTACTTTGTTTTCCTCATTTTTCCCCTTAGCTCCCTTATTAAGTACCTTCGTTTCTGTAACGCAAAAAAAGCAATTATGGAAATTATTTACAGAAAACTAGAGGAACTGAAGAAACTGGAAAACAATCCAAGAACTATTTCGGATGAACAGCTAGACAAACTTAAAGAGTCAATCCGAAACAATCCGGATTATTTCGAAGCCCGACCGATCATCCTGTCAGACCGTACTGGCGAATTGATCATTATAGCCGGAAACCAAAGGTATGATGCCTGTATATCGCTAGGTATGCAACAAGTACCGACCGTTCTTATTCCCAACCTGACCGAGGAAAGGGAACGTGAGCTAATCATACGTGATAACGTTAACAACGGACAATGGGACATAACCAAGTTGTTTGACTGGGATTGTAACGAGTTGCTTAATTGGGGTATGGAAGGCATCAGCTTTCCTGATCCGACAGATTTTTCAGAAGATATAGAAGACAGTCATAATGTACTCAAGAACGCAAACTATGAAGCCGGAGCTCATATCAAATATTTAGTATTTGAGGGGTATAAGATTCCAGTCAGTGAAAGCGAACTGGAAGCACTGAAAGCACGGGCTTCTGAATATTTGGATAAGAACGGTGTAATGGTTGGTTTTGTTAATAATCTACTTGGCTTATGATGGAATACATAGACATATCAATATTGAACCCGGCAGAATATAACCCACGCCTGCTCACTAATGAAGCACAAGAAGATTTAAAAAAATCCATCAAGGAATTAGGCATTATCAAACCGATCATCATACGTCAATCGGATAAACGTATCATGGCAGGACACCAACGTACAAAGACAATGAAGCTGCTTGGGTATACCCATGTTCCAGCCTTTATTCTTGATGGTGTAAACTCCACCGATGAAGTAAGGTTCAACCAACTTCACAACTATGCGGAATGTGAGTTGTCGGAAATCCAACCAGAAATCAATGTAAGTCTTCCTAAAGGAACAGAAGGATTTTATACTGTATCCAACAAAGATATCTCCATTCTTTCCAAAGGAGGAAACAACTCACGTGTTGTTGACCTTACGAAAATGATTCTCCGTTACGGCCAGTTTGCAAATGCCGTATGTGACCATACCGGGAAAGTGATCATCTCAACAGTATATGCCAAAACGGTAAAACTATTAGGTATGGACCTACTTGTATATGTCCTTCCAGAAGGGAAAGAAGAAATCGCGCTCAAATACTTCTCTAAGGAATATGGAGTGTTCGAGTATTCCCATCTGGAACGAAAGACCTATATACAGTCTTTTGCCCAAAAGGCACGGCTACGGCAAAAGAACGGGGTTCCAAGCAAGCGTAGCCATTCAACGTTGTATGAAACGCAGGTTATACCATACATCACCAAGGATATGCGCATACTCGATTTCGGTGCCGGACAAAAGGATTACGCAACCATACTGAAGAAAAAAGGCTATCTCATTGACGCCATTGAATTCTTCCACCGCAAAGATGGAGCGGACATCATTGATGAAAAGGAAATCAGGCAAGACTGTGCTTCCATATGCAAGACCTTGTCGGACTACGGGCTGTACGATGTGGTTGTGTGCGATAGCGTGTTGAACTCTGTGAACTCAGAAGAGGATGAAAAGAATGTCTTACTTTCGTTATCAGCATTATGCAAGCCCGGAGGAATGATATTCTGGTCTGGCATTCCGCTGCTGTTCGCCCAGAAATCATCTGAACGCAAGGAAACACACGACCATCGTTCTAAAGCCGTATTTCTTGACGCAAAGAACTTCACAGCCAACTTCCGTTTTGGTGAATGGTACTTCCAGCATTATCATTCCACAGCTGACATCATCAGATTAAACACAGCTTACATCGGAAAGGATTTTAACATATTCGATAAAGGAATGAAGATAAGCCCAGAAAAAGAGTTAAGAGGTTCGTCATTTCAAGTAGCATCAACCAACGGAAGGAGCGCAAGTAAGAATGATTATCTGAAAGCGTTGCAATATGAATTCACACTTCCTCTTCCCAATAATCGCAAATGGGATCTGGACAAAGAAATTATACCAATCTTTAAAACACTATAAACAATGGCAGCACCTAAAGGAAATCAGTTTTGGATGTTACGCAGCAAGCATGGCAGGGATAAACTCTTCGCCACGCCTGAAGCGTTATGGGAGGCGGCGTGCGAATATTTCCAATGGTGTGATGAAAACCCATGGACAACAAGAAAGGCTATACAACGTACCATGCCTGTTAGACGCAAAAAAGGTAAAAGAACAGAAACTGTTAATGAACAGCAAACACAACAAGAAGTTTCACCTACACAGCGCCCCTACTCTCTCACCGGATTATGTATCTATCTAGGTACTTCATCACGTTGGTGGAGTAGCTTCAGAAGTGAATGCATGAAAAAAAATGATGAAGATTTTTTGCACGTCATCGCGCGGGTGGAAGAAACCATCGAGACTCAACAATTTGAAGGAGCCTGTGTTGGCGCTTTCAATGCAAACATTATAGCCCGAAAGCTAGGGTTGTCCGACAAACAGGAAGTGGATCATACAACACAAGGCAAACCCTTCAACGGATTTGACTTTCTTCCCTATACTCCCGAAGCTGACAAATTGAAGTGATATGGAGCAAAAGGTTAACTTAAAACAGCGATTGGCATACAATTTTCTTCGTGACAGCAAAACGAAATTTTTATTGTATGGTGGTGCCGGAGGTGGTGGTAAATCATGGCTAGGCTGTGAATGGCTGATGCAATGTGCCTACTATCTTCCCGGTACTCGCTGGTTTGTTGGCCGAAATAATTTGAAGGATAGCCGTGAGTCCGTTACCGTGACCTTCAATAAGGTAGCATCTTCTCACAGCTTCACGGCATACAAGACAACAAATGAAGGGATAGCCTTCGACAACGGAAGTGAAATCGTTTATATTGACTTGACGTATTATCCGGTGAAAGATCCGATGTATGAACGATTGGGGTCTAAGGAATATACAGGAGGATGGATAGAGGAAGCTGGTGAAGTGCACTACCTTGCCTTCGAAGTCTTGAAAACCCGTATCGGCCGCCACATGAACGATGTATACCATGTACCCGGAAAGATACTTATCACCTGTAACCCGAAGAAAAACTGGCTATACCGTGAATTCTACAAGCCCTGGAAAGAAGACAAATTACAAGCTCCTTATGCATTTATCCAAGCTTTGGTGCAGGATAATCCTTGGGCAACAGAAGACTACATCGAAAGTCTTCGAAACACAAAAGACCGGGTAACAAAGGAACGCCTATATTTCGGCAATTGGGAGTATGATAATGACCCGACTGCCCTGTGTAACTACGACGCTATCTGTGACTTGTTCACGAATGAGTTCATTGCTCCTGCAGGTGAATCTACTGGTTCTGCAGACCTTGCAATGAAGGGACGAGACAGATTTATCGCCGGTCATTGGAAAGGGAATGTGTGTTTTATCAAACTGGATCAGGAATACAGTACTGGAAAATCCATTGAAACAGACCTGAAGCGGATGATGATAGAATGCTCTATTCCTCGTAGTAAGATGATTGCGGACTCTGACGGATTGGGGAACTATCTTGAAAGCTATCTGAACGGTATCAAGGAGTTTCATGGAGGAGCACGACCTATTAATCCTGAATTTGACAATTTGAAATCAGAGTGTGCCTTCAAACTGGCTGAGATGATTAACAATCGATTGCTTCGTATCGTATGCACGGAAGCACAGCGAGAACGGATCATTGAAGAATTGTCAGTTCTCAAACAAGCACATATTGATGCAGACACACGGAAGAAAGGAATAATCAGCAAAGAAAAAATGAAAGAAATATTAGGTCATTCCACAGATTACCTTGATATGCTGATAATGGCAATGATATTCCGCATCAAACCAACACCCAAACGACCAAAAGCAAAAATAGGAAAGATATGACAGTAAAAGAATTTTTGACAATAAGCAGCATTGCCACCGAACCCGAGGTCATTAGAACCAAGTTGGATGAACTGAGAAAACCTTATCAACTAGGGCAGTATAAGACACCAGATACCCTAAACGACATAAATATGGGAGAACTGATGCAACTGCAATCCATCGAAACAGAACACGATATCTTGTTCGTTCCCTGTACTGTACTGATGGGGCTGAGTAAACGTTATATATCCCAACTTCCAGCTAGCGATGTACTGGGATTCGTACAATGGGTGGCCAAAGAAGTTGAACGAATAAATAAACTATTCGCGTCGACGAATGTACCACCCACACCCGAAGAGAAGCAAGCAGGATCCGAATTGCTAAATTTTGGACCTTTCGGCATGATTGATTACTATGCGCAGCGCATGGGTATCACTGATCATGCAGAAGTAGACAGCGTGCCATGGGTCAGAGTATATAAATGTCTTGACATGGACGCCAAAAGAGTAAGATTCGAACGTAGATTAAGAAACATATTAAGTAAGAAGAAATGACGGTAGAGCAAAAAATTAAAAAGATAGTAGACTCCATGGAGGGTGTAAGTTACCTTTTTGACAACTGGCAAACAGCCAATATAAGACTGGACAAGATTAAATTGCCGGCAGTGCTTAATCTCCTTCCTGTAAGCGGAACTTTTAATCTAGGCAGACAGCAGTTAAGAGACTGCCCTAACTGTATGATGGCATTCATGGATAAAACCAAGTTCGATTTTGATGGCACAGAAAATGATGCAGTGATAGAAGGATGCAAGAATAAAGCCAAAGAATTCATATTGCTATTGAACAGGAGTGGGATGTTCAAAGAAATATCAGGAGATATCCCTTATTCTGTTTTCTATGACAAGCTGGATGTTAATGTAACCGGAATAGTTATCCAACTTAAGTTAGAAGAGATAATGGGTACTGTTATTTGCAACAAGAGCGTGAAAGAGATTGTATATGGCAGCAGAAACTAAAGCCGGAACCCTAAGAATAATAGGTGAAGAGCTGGAAGCGTTACGCAAGCGAATTATAGCCAACCATGAAGCAGCCGGACAAGTAGCCAGTGGAAGGACAAAGGGCAGTCTGAAAGTAGAAATGTCGGAGGACGGAGGCGTTTTGTGGGGCAGGCAGGCATTCGCTGTACTAGAAACCGGACGTGGACCAGGGAACGTTCCGAAAGGATTTTACAAGATTATCCGCCAATGGGTGGAAGATAAGGGTATACAAGTAAAGAAGCCCGATTCCTTCGCCTACCTTGTCGCTAGAAAGATAGCCAAGGAAGGAACGGAACTATACCGAAACAGAAAACATGAGGAAATCTATTCCCGTGATCTAGAAAATACCGTGGACAATATAGCTAGCAGGGTATCGGCTATATATGAAACAGAAGTTGAACATATAAATCTGAATTTCGACAATGAGAACACATACGATAGATAATACAACAATTGAATATCCTGACCAAATAGGATTCTGCTTTAATCCTGTGATAATAAATATCCTTGGCGGAAACTATCAATCTGTTACTGCAACGGTAACGGACACCACCACAGCCACATCAGACAGAGAGAACAGAGCGACGTTCGGTGGTTCCTGCTTCTTTGACCTATCATTCTATACGCAGAGCTATTTTGACGAATACAGAGAAGTCGATTACAAGTCAACTCACGCCGAAGATAGTAAGTTAGGACGTCTGTTTAGCATAGAGCTTGATATGTATAACGAATCAGGAACACTTGAAAACAGCTTCCAGTTCAACGTATTCATATTGTGGGGAGCCAGTAAGGTTGGAGAGCAGTATAATGGAAGCCGAGTGCTGACATGGTTCAAAAACTACCCATTCTCTGTAGGCTTATACTCTGCAACATCAGGGAATGTAAAAGTAACTATAGATGGTTCCGAAAGCTCCCCTATCGCATTATCAGGACAAAATGCATGGAATATCATTCTTGCTGGAATAGATGCTTCAGACAGGGTGGAATTTTATCTACCTGGAAGTAATACGGCAGCATCTGTTTTTGACCACACCTTTGATTTCACCTTCCGAGGGCTGCTCAATATGGCCACAAAGATCACTTGTAAGGTTGACAATTCAGACTGTGGAATATACTTGAGATGGATCAACCGCCATGGAATGTGGTGTTACTGGCTATTCATGCAAGGAGACGAGACTTCGCAGGTATCCAATGACGGAGAGTTCATCAGAAACAATATGCAGGATTACAGTTACAAGAACGGATACCATGGAGGTAGCGGACGAAAGCAAAGGAAAATGGAAGAAACGACACTTCCCGTATGCGCTCCATTAATAGACAGCATAACTTATGACTTCCTTTACCAAATGGCCACATCTCCTGTTGTTGATATGTTCATGGGCTATGATGATAACGGTAACGCCAGATGGATGGCCGTAAATGTGTCTGTGGGAAATTTCGTCAAACAGCGGGTATCACTGCAAGACTTTGAAGCGAACATTATATTACCTGAAACTAACGTGCAGAGCTTATGAGAAATGAATTATTATATATCGGTGCCAACAACAAATTAGTAGATATGGACGACAGCACCAATATCACATTAAAATACAAGAATAATATATTCACCGATATAGGCAAAATTGTAAGTAACACAAGCTACACTATTAAACTTCCAAACACAGTGAGGAATCAGTCTGCATTTCTTCACGCAGACCTGCCATCCTGCCAATATTCCGTTGCTTCATTTTACCTTGACGCTAGATACATAAGAAACGGAGTAGAAATTATCAAAGGGGCAAAAATATACTTGATAGGCACGTCTGATGTGTTTGAAACCGCATTAATATGGGGAAACGCAACACAATTTTCAAGTATTGCCAATGAAGAAAAAAAACTGCAAGATTTAAAAGAACGTTGGCATTATGAAAGCCAAGGGAATGATCCATTTCCTGATTATTACATCGAATGGAATAGCGGAAAGAACGTAAGCCAATATGATAGTCATGGAGATTTCTTTTTCCCAAAAGTAAATTACAATATACGTTCAGCCGATAAAGACTTACCCTATCATCCGGCAGTTAAAGCAACATGGATTTTAGAACATATATCACTTGATAATGATGTGATATTCATTTTTCCAAGTGAACAGCAAGCAGTCTTGAACAAGCTGTTTATCCCATTGCTGACAAGAAATGACGGGTTGGAATTCTCTCAAAAGAATGAACTGTGGTTGAATGCAAAATATTACCTTAACCAAGGAACCGGGCCTATTGAACTTTACTTCGAAAATAAAGAATATTCATCATATTATGGAACGGTAAATAAAAGCTCGCTAAGCGAAGGCACATTCATTAGTGGAATAAAGACAAAAGGAAACTCCATAAAGCTCAATGCTTCAGGCAAAGTATCAATACATACTTTAACTTCTTTCTATCCCAGCAATGCAGCCATGATAGCTTATTATATTGAGAACGGAGAGAACAATGAAATATTCAACATAGGATATACGGATATAATAAGCAATGGAGGAAACTCTTACAATATTACGTTTGAGTTCGAAGGTGTAGAGTCTGACTCAGTAAACAAAGGTACAGATATCCGGTTTGGATTCACAAATATCGGATTTATTGCAGACGTATCAAACGGTGTAGATGGAATCATAAATCTAAGAATGGAAAACAGCCTTGTATCGCCCAAGCAACCAGACGAAAGTATTCTTAACGGGAATGGTCATTACCCCATTATACCAAATTTGCCAGATATGACACAGCTTGATTTTATTAAAGCAATATCTACCATGCTAGGCGTATTTGCATATCCTATTGAAGGCACGAACATTATAAGATTTATGTCTGTCGATGATATCATAAAGAAAAAAGAACAAGCGTACAATTGGACTAGACGGGTAATAGCATCGTATATGGCCAACAAGCCTAAAGAAATGAAATTCACTATCGATGGCTTTGCACAAAGAAATATACTTAAATACAAAGACGATGATACGGTAAAAGGCAACTACAGTGGAGAAATTACTTGCTTGATCAGCTCATTAGAGAAGTCTAGAGAAATGGCAGAGTTGAAATTTGCAGGATGCGACATGAGAGGAATTACAGCATTCATACGATTGTACAAATATGACGGAGAGGGAAAGGCTGAACTGCAAAAAGTTCAACCAAGAATACTTCTCGAGGAAAACAATGGAGGTCTATCAAATGGAACCTTCACACAATTGTCGTTCACAGATATCATAAAAAGATTCTACACAAGCTTTCAAAATGCAGTGTATACCCCCAAAATCATTAAAGAAAAAATAGAAATAACAGAAAAAGACTTGAGAGACTTAGATATGACCACTCCAGCATATCTGGCCCAATATGGGAAATATTATGCAATTCTATCCGTTACAGCAGAAAATACAGGAATAGCAAATGTTGAATTATTACAATTAGACATCTAAAATTATGGCAGACAAAGTAGAAAAGATACTTGATATCAAAGTGAATTATAATGAGGCTATCAAAGCTATAGCCGAGTATCAGACAAAAATCGACAAAGCCAAAGAAGCAGAGGCGAAACTGAAGGAACAGTTAAAGGCTGGAGACATAAAAAGGCAGCAGTACAATGAAGAAATGGCGGCATCTAAAGCCTATATCAACGACTGTAATGATTCGATACGTGTTATAACGAAAACAATGCAAAATCAGCTCAAGCAGGAGAAGGCACAAGAAAACAGCCTTGTTTCTCTCCGTGCCAAACTGTCAAACCTAACGGCTGAATACGATGCTTTATCCGAAGCGGAACGAAATGCGGATACAGGCATGAACATAAAAAACAGAATTAATGAGGTTACTGATGCTCTAAAGGGCGCTGAAGAAGAGACACAGCGGTATTACCGAAATGTTGGCAATTACAAGGAAGCTATAATGGAAGCCGCCAATGCCAATATCCCGTTCGTGCAGCAGATAAATGTAATGGTGACCTCCTTGGGTGGAGTAAGAAATTATTTGTCTGGAGTAAAAACAGAAATGCTTACTGTTTCGACCACCACAACCGGCTGGATTAAAGTTTTGAAACTGTTGAAAGTTGCTCTACTTGGAACTGGTATTGGAGTATTAATTGTAGCTTTAGGATCTTTGGTATCATGGTTCACCAAAACACAGAAGGGCGTGGAAGCAGCCAATAAGATAATGGGTGCTCTTGGTGCCACTGTAAATGTCTTAATAGACCGGGCAGGCAAGTTGGGAAGTGCTTTAGTGAATCTGTTTACCGGGAACTTCAAACAGGCGGGGAATGATGCCAAATCCATATTCGCTGGTATCGGTGATGAAATAGTCAATGAAACCAAACAGGCGTGGAAGCTGGCAGAAGTCTTGAATGAGATAGACAAGAGGGAAGTCATGCTGTCCATGTCACGTGCCGCTAACCGAGCTGAAATTGAGAAGCTGAAAAAAGCTGCAGATGACCAGACCCTGTCCACACAGGAACGTATCAAAGCTGCGGAAAAAGCTGCAGCAATGGAAAAAGAGGACTTAAAAATCCAAACAGACTTAGCGAAAGCAAGAATTGCCAATATGCTCGGATATACTAAAGTAACAAAGGAAGCCCTTAAGACCATTGAGGACATGCAAAAAGGAGCAATTACAGCAGATGAAGCTATTGGAAAAATCGGTATATCGGAAAGCACTATTGATGACCTTAGGAAATTAAGCGAAGAAGTAAACAGATTAAGTGAATTGGAAGAAAGCAGTTACACCCGTCAGACAGAGCAGCAAAATACCCTAAACTCTATCCGCCAGGAAGGTGCAGACAAAGCAAAGGAAGCAAAGCAAACAGAACTGGAAGCAGTAAGGGCAGCAGAAGATGCTATGCTTGCCTTAGTGAAAGACAAGAGAGAACAAGCACGGAAAGAGATTGAATTGAACTATTCCCGGCAGATTGAGGATTTGCAAATCAGTTTAAAGCAAGAAGAGAACCTTACCGCTAAGGCTCGTGAAGCCATCAACGCCAAAATAAAGGCTTTGGAACAACAAAAATCTATGGAGCTTAGCAAGTTGTCCGATGAGGAGCTGAAAAAAGAACTGGAGAACCGTTTAAAAATGATATCCCTGCAATTGGAATCGGTCAAGGAAGGCAGCGAGCAGGAGTATCAGTTAAAGATACAACAATTACAAGCACAACAAGAGGCGGAACTTACCAGCACAGAACAAACCGAAGAAATGAAACTGGCCATTAAAGCAAAGTACAATACCAAGATAGACGAACTGGCAACAGTTCATGAGCAGGATATTATCAACAAGCAACAGGAAGCCATGCGCATACGCTTTGAAACGGAAATCGCACAAGCATATGATAACGAAGAGGAAATTCTTCGTATAAGGATGGAACAAAAGAAAGCCGAGCTCGATAGCCTGCAGCAAATGGAAGGTGAAAGTATAGAAGCATTCAATCTTCGCAAGCTGGAAGCACAGAATGCTTATCTGAAAGACAAGAGAGAACTGAGCGATAAGGAGATTGAAATAGAACAAGCTAAATATGAAGCAATGGAACAGGTGACAAATGGCCTTGTAGCTCTCACAGAACAAATTGGGGAGTCTGACAGAGGATTTGCTATGGCAAGCAAAATGTTGGCTTTGGCAGAGATCGCCATCAATTCAGGTAAGGCGATCGCAAAAATGGTATCCGCTGAATCAGGGAAAGGTATTCTTGGTATAGCTACAATGGCATCAGGTATTGCAACAATCCTTTCTAACATTGCAAATGCTGTTAAGATAGTAAAAAGTGCTAAATTTGCAGAAGGTGGTTTGGTTACAGGACCGGGGACAGGAACGAGCGACAGTATTCCGGCACAATTGTCGAATGGAGAATCCGTTATAACTGCCAAAGCTACGTCCATGTTCGCCCCTATCCTATCATCCTTCAATATGATGGGTGGAGGTGTACCTATTAATGTAACAGCAACGAATAATCAAACTTTAGGCGAAGATATGCTGGCCAGAGCAGTCGCCAAAGGAATGATGATGGCTCCTGCCCCTGTCGTTTCTGTAGAAGAGTTTACTTCAGTTGCGAATAGAATTAAATACATAGAAGAAAGCGGTAGTTTATGAAAGCATACGAACTATTATATATAAACAGGAACACTCTTAGGATAATGTCTGAAATGTCATTAGATGCATCAGATATTAAATACCTAGAAATGTATAAAGACTACACCCGTCTTACGGCTGAAGGTCATAAAAAGGCATATATCATGCAGTACCTGGCAGATGAATACAGCATTTCAGAAAGGACCATCTATAGAGTCATTGACAGGTTGTCCGTTGACGTTTCAATTCAATAAGGGGGAAGATTATTCTTCCCCTTATTTTTTTACTGACAAAGCGTGTCAGTGCTATTATGTTCTGAAATTCTTATAGCCATATACCGTTTTTTACCTTTGCTTCAAAATAGATTATATATGGCGAAATTATACATCAACAAAGATATTGTTGCGGATAAAGACAAAATGGAAAATTGGTATCTAACTGGTGAAGATGGATTGTCTTTTCCCGATATTCAAAATTTCCTATCTTGGATAGATCCGAATGACCACGTTATTGATATTGAGATACATTCATGCGGTGGTGATGCCGTTGAAGGGTATGCCATTTATGACGCCTTACGTGCTTCAGGAAAGCAAATCAGCTGTACTGCAGTAGGACGATGTGCATCCATGGCAACCGTGATATTATTGGCCGCTGCAAAAGAAAGACGTTTTGCTTATCCACATGCAAAGTTTCTTATTCACAAGCCTTATATGGCTTCATACGATGGAGACCTTGATCTTGAAACCCTAGAATCAATAAAATCAAACTTGGAGAGTGAAAAAAACAAGATGCTAGCTTTGTATGTAGAACGCACAGGATCGGAAGCCTCAGTTATCGAAGCCCAAATGAATAAAGCCGGTTGGTTTGGTGGTGAAACAGCCAAACAATTAGGTTTTATCACGACCGTTCTTATGCCTACAACTGCCAAAGGGAGAACTTACACATTTAATAACAAAAAAATGAACAAAGAAAAAGAAGTAACAGTGAAGCAGACTATCATAGACAGGCTGCTGGCCAAATGCGGCTATCAAAAAATTGAAGACGTACAGGTCGTATCTATGGAATTGACAAATGCCGAAGGTAACACGCTTACCGTGGAAAGAGATGAAGGTGAACCCCAAGTAGGAGATACAGCAAGTCCCGATGGCGAACATGTCATGCCTGACGGAAAGACTATCATTGTGACAGATGGCGTTATTACAGAAATTAAAGATCCTGATGAATTGGAAGAGGATGAAGTGAAAGCTTTAAAAGCCCGTATAGAAGAGTTGGAAACTGAGAATGCTTCTCTAAAGACGAATGCCCGTACCATTGAGGACAACAAGATTCTGAACGCAGTCCGTATGGCCGGGGGCGAAAACTGGCTGGCAAAACATTGTAGTACTTATAAAGTGTCAGCTCGTACCCAAACGTTCAACAAGGGTATAAAAGGAGTAGAAGAAAATGAAACGCCTATTCAGAGAAAACTTCGTGAAGAAAGAGAAAAAAGAAACAACAAGTAATAAAAGGAGGGGAAATGCCTATTTTAGATTTTGACAAACTTACACCTGATAATCAGGCTGTAAAAGACTTGAAAGACCTTATTCAGTTAACAGTCTTTCAAAACGAGGACATGGAGCGTTTCATGACGTTTATGCCCAATGTGACTAACGGTAAAAAAGCTGGTTTTATCGGTGAAATGGAAGATGTCGGAGTAGCCGGCTCCGGATGCGACCCTGAATATAAAAAAGTGGCTATCGCTGCCGCCCAAAAGGAATGGGAAATCGGGGATTGGCAAATTCCTTTGGAAATGTGCTATACAGACTTGGAAAACACCATTGCCAAGTACTGCCTTAAAACGGGAACAAATATAGGAGACCTGACATCGACCGAATATATGGACGGTATTGTACTGCCGAAGCTGTCTGAAGCTATGATGAAAATGATGTGGCGTTTTACATGGTTTGGAGATAAATCAGCAGCGTCTGTCACTGGAGGTGGTCAAATCACTGACGGAGTAAACATCGAACTATTTAAAACATGTGACGGTTTTTTCAAACGTCTGTTTGCCATCTGTACCAACAATACCGGACAGCACACTGAAATTGCAGCCAACGCAGAAGAATCATATGCATTACAAAAATCAAAGATGAAAGAAACAGGCATTGCCACATCAATATTCGATGCGATGTTGCAAGATGCCGACAGCCGGATTTTCCAAAAAGACGGATGCGCAATTTTCGCCACCAAGTCAATGTGCGATGCTCTGACTCACGATATGAAAGAAAAGTACAAGGTAATCATGCCCTGGGAAGTTGTATTTGACGGTGTAGAGGTCAGCAAATACGATGGAACAACCATCGTTAAATGTTCCATTTGGGATAGATTTATTCAAGCCTATCAGAACAACAAAACCAAACTTAACTTACCGCATCGTGCTGTTTTATGTTCTCCTGAGAACTTGATGTATGGATGTGAGGGCACCGAACCGATGTCGGACTTGGATATTTGGTTTGATAAGAAAGCCCGCAAGAACTACATTTATTCAACAGGAAAATTAGGCTCCATGATTGGCGAAGATGAGTTGGTACAGGTAGCATACTAACGAAAAGAGCAAATATGGCAATATGTGATATAACAATCAAAAAGGACATCGCACCATCGTGCGATGATCCTATCGTTCCCGGGCTGGAACAGGAAGGTGTGATAATGAATCGCGCAGACGTGGATTTCGGTGCGGTTACATTCAACGCAACCCGTAAGAATGTGATCGAAACTCTTGCACTGAAAACAGGTAAAAAAGGTTACAAGGTACAGGTATTCGGTGCAACCCCCTTTACAGGTACCAATACAGCCTTGGCAACAGGAACCTATCGTAACACGTTCACTAACACAGTGAACATGGTTGTATTAGCAAATGACCCCGATGTATGCAATGACATTATTGATGGGCTTGCTAACGGTGATTTTGTCGTTGTATTGGAAAATAAAGCTAAAGGGTTAAATAAAACCGAGAATCCGGGAGATTCAGCTTTCCAGGTTTACGGTTACTACCAAGGTTTGAAAGCCGCAGAGATCGGCAATGACAAGTATTCCGAAGAAACGGAAGGGGGATGGAATATCTCTTTGCAAGAAACCAAGGTTCCCAAATCAGCATTATTCTTGTACAAAACATCTTACGATGCGACAAAAACGCTTGTTGAAACACTGACAAAACCAACTGAATAATTATGGAGTTAGAAGAAGTGGTTGATAAATTAAAGGAGCTAGGAGATCTTCCCTCCTACTCCTCTTCTGATAAATCGGAGATAGAAAGATTGTACAAGGAAGTATTAGGAAAAGAATTCACTAAGACATCATGTAACGACTGCTATCGCGATGCTGTAATCGAAATGACTGTTTACATCAAAAAGAATAACCGTATGAAAGAAAAATGTAATTATATATTAAAGAATGGTGTCCTGCTTCAACCGGAGTTCGGAAGCAATAAAATGTACACTAATGACAACCTCACTGATGAAGTTGCTGAAAAGTACCTTGCCAAAAATCCGAAAGGTGAAATTTATTTCGCCCATGTACCTACGGACTGGAAAGAACGTGTTAACAAATGTGGATACAATCAAAGCCTGCTTGATTCAATGGTAGAATCATTGCAAGACGGAGTTTCTGAAGAATCCGTGGCTGACACGTTGAAAGATTTCCAAATCAACGGCAAGAAAATCAGTAAAAAAGTTCTGAATCTGCATCTAAGCAAGGCCATTGAAATTGTGAACGCAATGAATGGAGAAGGCGAAGATAAAGTTGAATAAAAGAAATAAAGGACGAACGTAAACCTCGCGAATATGAGAGTAAGAGATCTAAAAAAGAAAAGCAGTAACCGCATTGATACAAGCTATTTACAAAATCTAGGAATTCAAGCCTACGGACAGGACAACCTATATCCGCAGACATTAAAGAATATCATTGCTGCAAGCTCTACTGCATCTGAATGCTCAGACCGTTTCGCTGACTTCATTGAAGGAAACGGATTCCGTGAGGTTGCTTTTTCCAAATATGTAGTCAATCGAAAAGGTGACACATTGGATGATGTGCACATGTTACTATGTAAAGACATGTCCGAACTCAATGGAATAGCAATCCATGTTAACTACAATGTTTTCTGTGAGATAGTGGAGATGCAGCACGTACCATTTGAAAATTGCCGTCTGACAGAAGAAGATGAAAACGGTTATGTGGCAAAAATAGCAGTACATCCAGACTGGAGCGGAAAGAAGACACGTAAAGGGAAAGCTCTGCAGGTCAAGAAAGAAAACATCGACTATATAGATGTTTTTAACCCTCAAAAAGATGTTATACTGGCTCAAATAGAAGCAGCCGGAGGCATTGAATACTACAAAGGTCAAATCCTATGGGTGTCAATGGCCGGGAAAAATACTTATCCTGTCGGGAAAGGTGACCGGGTGGCTACAGAAATGAGTACCGATGAAGGGCTGTCCAATGTCAAGTACAGAAATGTACGAAATAATTTCTTCCCTGGCGCTATGGTATTCACCAAAAAGGGATCGAACATAACCTTTGACGAAGAAGGCAACGAAGTGAAAGATACAGACGATGACGACAGTTTCTCAAATACACTCATCCAGTTGCAAGGTGATACGAATGCAGGAAAGATTATGGAAGTTACTTTAGAAAGCGATGAGGAAAAACCTGAAATAATAAATCTGAACTCACAAAATTACGACAAAGAATTTACCGTTACTGACGCAAGTGTGGTTGAACGTATTTATTCAGCTTATGGCCAAGAGCCATGGTATTGCATCCGTATTGGTAAAGTCGGATTCTCAGGCGATATTTTGGAAGATGCTTTCGAGTATTACAATTCTATCGTAAGCAAGCAACAACGCTTAATAGAGCGTACCTTTAGCCGTATATTCAGCTATTGGTATGAAGTAGTCAACCCCTCTAATGATTATAGTGTGGAACCATTAAAGTATGTACGAAATGCAGCAGTATCTAATAACAACAGATGAGGTATCGGCTTTGTCTCGCGGAATGTCTGTACATCTCGATCCTGACAAGATAGAAACCTACATCCGTGAGTCGGAGAATATCTACATCAAATCAGCGTTGGGAGACGAACTGTTCCTTGATGTGAAAAAAAATCCTGAAAAATACCAGCTACTGCTTGACGGAGGTACTTATGAAACTAAATGTAAAAAGAAGATAATCATCACTGGACTTCGCGTAGCTTTGGCTTATTATACCTATGCCTGTATTGTCAAAAATGGAGATGGGAATGTATCCCGTTTCGGCTTCGTAAACAAGGAAGGTGAATATAGCAGTCATACAGTATTCAAGGAAAAGATGATGGTGTATAGCGATGCATGTAGTATAGCTGACCGCTACCTGAAAGAATGCGTGCTTTACCTAAAAGAATGCGGTATGCCACTTTATAACGGTGAAGGGAAATTAAAATCTAATAGAACTGTTTTTCGTGTAATAGGAGAATGAGCGATTCTGTTGACATATTAAAGAAACTGGCTCTTCAAGTAAGAAACGCATCTACAGAAGGAGAGAATACAGCTGAAAGAATTGGGCGCATATTTATCGGGATTCTAGAAAACATGGATAATTCTGATATAGAAAAGCTCACCAAATACTTTTTGCGCAAAGACAAGGAAGATTCTACAAATTTTCTTTTATCATTATTGGGCGGAACTGTCATTAAGAAATATGCCAAGTTCGGTGATTTCGTTACTGGTGTATTAGGTGGATACATAGACGAAAAGGGCAATCTTGAAATGGAAAGCGGTGTATTTCGTAAGCGTTTGTTTGTTCCTGAAATAGCCTATAACCGTACAACCTATTTCAAAGGACGTATGGTAAACTCCCCCGGTGGTGGTTGTACCGTATTGTCATACGTGGATAACGGCGATGGAACCTACACCATCACTCCCGATCTGACAGATGCGGACGGATTGAGCCAGTTTGTTGATGATATCCTTACCACCTATTTTGTGACTAAAAATAGCGAAGGCAAGCTGAACGGCTTTGAAGAAATGAAATTCCGTGTGACTGCCGCAGATTATACAGCCAAGAAGTTTACTGTCATTCCCCGTCCGGGGCATTCTGACTGGAAACCTGCCGAGCAGATGGTATTGGCACAAACAGGTAACTTTACGGACCCGGAACGTCAGACTTATATACTTATTGATTCAGTCAACGGGAACAACTGTATTACATTCTTTGACAATGCCAACACTTGGGACCCGGAGCCGGCACAGATGAAGAGCTGGTTCGGCAAGAAGAAGGGCATGACTGTAGCCGGTATTAATGCGGACAATTACTCAGCCGTTCTTCAGAACATCATCATGACCGGGCTTATCTTTCAAGTTGACGAGATCACCGGACAGACAGTTCGTGTACCTTTGGACAAAGGTGAATGGGTTGCAGGTAAGTACGCCTACTATGACCGGGTGTCACATAACGGGGCTTTGTGGTTGTGTGTTGATGATAACGGAACGACAACAGAACCGTCAGATGATAATCCGGCATGGCTGAAACAGGTGGCGGAAGGAACAGCCGGTGCCACAGGCCCGCAAGGTGTTCCGGGAACACCGGGGAAGGACGGCATCACCTACTATACATGGATCAGGTATGCCGACAACGCACAGGGCGGAGGGATCAGCAACAATCCTACGGGGAAGACGTATATCGGATTCGCCTACAACAAGACAACCGCTGTGGAGAGCAACAATCCTTCCGATTATACATGGAGTGAAATAAAGGGAGAACAGGGCGTTCCCGGTGTCGCTGGAGCTGACGGAAAAACTTATTACACATGGATAGCTTATTCGGATAACGCGGACGGTACGGGTATGTACCAGCAGCCGAACGACAACACCAAGTATATAGGCATAGCAGTCAATAAGGAGACCGTCACGGAGAGCAGCAACCCTTCCGACTACACATGGTCGCTGTTCAAAGGTAAGGACGGGGCTGACGGTTTGTCCGTAGTCGGCGGTGGTCATTGGGAATCGTCCAAGGTCCCGTACAAAGCCAATACAATGGTCACTCTTGCCAACTGTGTCTTTTTATCCAAGGTGGGAACCTCCAATCCTCCCATCAGAATATTGCGTGTCAAAGGTGGCAATTTCTTAAGAAAGAAGGATGGCGGTTATATCCTTGCCGGGAAATCAGCCGACTGGACCGTGCATGAAG